GCGCGAACTCGCTGCAAAACGCAGGTATCGCTCGAAGTACCGGCCGTAAGCATCGTGCCCCAAGCGCGAATAACGCGCAGAGGATACGGCGCAGGGCCACTGAAAAAGTCTTCGGTATCCGAACCCGTGAGAGTTTCGGTCACCACGAGAGGAGCCGCACCGAGGGGGTTACCCAAGGCCGCCATACTCCTCCCGTTAATTCCACGTCTAGACATCCTGTACTGTTTTCTTTCTTACCCAACCGATGTCAGGAGGAAAGGAAGGAAGACAGACAATCCATCTTCCTTCCGTTATCCTATTTATCTTAGAACGAAATCACAGGCGACTGACTGAGATCCTCAATCTTGCCGCAAGTGTGACGCTCCTTGATGTAGTAGTCCATGATTTCGAGGGCCGTAGCAGTCCACACACCAGCAACGTCGCTGCGCTGGAAGATCTGACCGCCCTGCTTACGCCACTTCAGAGGCTGCTGAACCGCGCGATAGATCTTCGAGAAATCGACGAAGAACATCTTGTTATGCAGACAGTCAACGTCGACAACGATGTCAATCTTGCCGAGGGCACTCTGAAAGGAACTAACAGCGAGACCACCCGTCTTGCTGTCCGAGGTGAGACGGAGCTCGCCTTCATACAGCTCTTCGACGTTAATCGCCTGCCAGCTATTGCAGAGCACGGTGAGGCCGGAAGAGGGGCGATCATTCCCCGACTTCTGCATCAAACCCGCGAGCATCTGGCGGAACAGCGTCGGAGTGAGGTCCCGGTTCGTACCGGAGTTATCCATCACCAGCGCGGTGTACTTGGGGTAGGTTCCCGTAGTAACGCCCTGGAACGTGCCAGTAAGACTGTCATCGACAAGAGCGTCGAGACCCGTAGGACAGCGATTAAGACTGCCCTTCCACACGAGGTGGTCGTACTGCTCAGCAGCAGCCGGGATACTTGCCGTCAGATTGACGCGGTAATTACCCGACGTAAGAGCCTGCTCGACGCTATCAATCGTGCAGGTACCATGAGAGGTCGACGCGGGATTATCCTCGATGAGATCACCGTCGGTGCTGTCATAGAGGTCGTAAGTAACGCCTTCCCAGAGACCGCGCGCATCGGTAACTTCGAGATCGGTAGAACCCGTCTCGTCGTTAACAAGCTGCGCAACCGAGCCGGTACCATCGCGGAAAAACATCAAGTTCTCAAACTTGAGGATTTCCTTCATCAGGCCCTTAACTTCGCTCGTGGTGACATCCTTAGCGACGTTCTGAGTACCGCTCGCAGCGGCCATAACGCCGTCAGTGAGCTGGATCGAGCCCTGGATGAACTTGCGGTATGCCTTAAACGGCACGTAGGTCTGCTTGTTCGGAACGCTGAACGCACCACCGTCTTCGGTAGCGCCGAGAGCGCCCGAGGGACGAACGTGAACGCGACCTTCGATATGATCGCCGGTCCAGTTATCGTCCTGCTTCGTTAGAGTTCGCGCCTTCGAGACCATGTTGAGGGTCTCAACGACGCCCTGGAGATATCGGGTGTAAGCCAACCCGACATTAGGAATATTTACGCCTGCCATTGTATTCTTTTATTGCGCGAAAAGGATCTGAGTTTTATTCTTTTAACTCAGTGCCTGTTTCGCAAAATGATCAAAAATCTCATCCGGGTCGATACGGCCGTTAGAAACCTGCGGCTTCTCAAACGTCGTCTTTACGCCCTTGGCGGAACCGGACTTCTTAGCACCACCAGAAGCGGGGATGCCCTTAGACTTTACAATCTGTTCCTTATTAGTCTTCGCGAGCGACTTCATGTACGATCGCGCAAACGATTCTAGTGCCTTCCTGAAAACTGGCGCAGCATCCTTGGGATAAAGGCCTTTACCGCCTGCATACCCGAGGAACATATCGTCGATAACTTCGCCCCATTCGCCAACTTCCTTCGGATCCATATTCTTGAAAAGAACGGACCGACTGTCATTGGCCTGGTGCTGGAGCTCTCCGATACGCTGTTGCCGCTTAAACTGCTCTTCAGCTATGCGACGATTCTCTCGCTCTTCGTGAAGCAACTTCTCAACCGCACCGACCTTCTCATTGACCAGCTTCTCGAGGTGAGACTGCACACGAGTCGCGACCTGCCTTTCGATCTGATCCTTGAGGGGGAGCTTCTCAAACTCTTCGCGCTCTTCTCTGAGTCGCTGAGAATCCAATCGCTCCTGAAGAAGCTGATTTTGCGCCTCGAGCCTCTCCAAATGCGCCTGATACTGCTGCTCCGATCGCTGCTGAATCGCCTGAAGCTGCCGAGCAAAAGCCGCTTCACGCTGCTCAAACCTCTCCGTGAGCTGATTCCTTTCGGAAACCAACTTGCGGATTCGCTCCTGAGCCGAGTTTTTCGACGGCTTCGACGAAGAGCTATCTTCATCTTCACCTTCGACTTCCTCGCTCTGAGCTTCGACTTCAGTGTCTTCTGGGAGACCAGACTCGTCTTCAACAATCTCCTGTGCATCGTCACCGGAAGTAAGAACCTCCGCAGCATCTTCGGGGGCTTCAACACCCGCGAAGGCTTCGTCGACTACCTCAGATGAAACGCTATCGATTGCCTCAGACGGCGAAAGATCTACTGAACCAACACCTACTGCCATTTGTCTCCGGTCGGATTACGGCGACCAGCCGATTTAGAAGACATATTGCGGAAATTCACGCTGACGCTCTCGCTGAGAGACGTAAATGCGCGGTTGACGGAGCGACCCGGAATATTCAGAAAGAAGGACAGCAATGAAGAACTACAATATTACAAAGCTAATTATAGACTATAGTCGAATAAATTGTCAACTATGCTGACGTTAACCTTCGTGACTCGACTGCATACGAGCCGCACCTTCAGCGCGATTATCTGCCATCGCCGTAGTTTGGCCGGCTTGCGCGGCGATAGGTCTATCACTACCGAGGTGACCCGGATTGTTCGCCGAACCTCCAGGGGCACTCTGATCCGGACCACCAGCACCAGGACCACCCTGAGCCATCATCGGATTCATCATCTGGCCGGGTTCTCCGGGAGCTACTCCAACAGCGGGGAAGCCAGTCCCGGGCATTGCGCCCGTCATCGCCCACATGACGTAGAACTGCCAGATCATCTCGACTTGCTGGGTGAGCATCGGATCGGCACGACGACCTGGCCCTCGAAGCCAGCCAAGCAGGACTTCGGCGAAGATCATAGGGTCATCGAAGGTGTTCGGAATAACCTGCTCACCACGCTTGATTTTCGCGGGGATTGCCGCAGCGGAAGCCCTTTCCGTAGCCTCCATGTTGTAGCCTGAAGAGACGTCGTGAAGTTTCGTGAAGCGGGCAAAGTCTTTCTTGTTCAAAATGCCGGTAGCGGGGTCTAGGAAGTAGCCGAGGTTGGCGAGGTCGATACCCTGCTGAAGTCGCAGCGCAGGATTAGAGGAAGCGCCATCGTGGGCCTCGAGCTCCACATCGATCGGACCCGATAGATTCATCTCGTAGATGTAGTACTTTTCCACACCATCCGGACCCGCGATGGTCCAGAGATAGTCATCGGGACAAAACTTGCGCAGCATGATGATTGCCGCGCGGTTTAATGCCTTGAACTCTGAGTTGTTGCGCTTGGTGATAGGACCGAGTTGCTGATCAGCTTCGGCCTGAATAATGGCCATTGCGCGACCATTAGGGTCACTCTGTTGCATTCCGATATCAGCGTCAGTTATCCCTGCCTGCTGCCTGATGTCGGCTTCGAGCATAGGACCGCGCTCGAGGAACCCTGTGGGGAGTGGGGGAGGATCCCATTTAAGGGGTTCTCCGGCACTCCTGTTAAATGCGATGACTTGCGCCGAACTCGCGCTGAATTCATCCGTGGTGATACGAGAGCCGAGCGGAACCAAAACCTTGGAGCGCAGTAGGAGTTCCATATGTTCTCGAATCGCAGTCTCGTTGTTATTCAGCTCCCTTTGACGGTGCCAAGCCTGCTGAATAAACGGCTCGAAGTAGAACTCGCCGGCATTGCGATCCCAGCCGAGGTGAAAGATACTGAAGCGCTCGATATCTTCGTAGATCGGGTGGGGGATTTCCTTGAGGACAATATCGCCCGTTGCCCAAATTATGCGACCCTGAGGATATGCCTCAGTCGGAGCTTCCTCGGTACGGAAGAGGTAAGCATGTTCATCGAGAGAGTCAGGAGAGGAACTATCGCTTCGATAATGGCGCAGATCATCTTCGGCGTCTGCAACAGTCTCGCGCTGGATAAACGCCGCGTGCTCCGGAAACATCTGGCGGATTTTAGAAACCGGGAGAAGTTGACGAATAATTACGTATCGCGCATCTCGCACACAGTTGATACCGGGCTCGAAGTAGACATCACGGGGGTCTAGGACTTCAACACGAACATCGCCGGTCTTAACCTCGATGAGCGTTGGAATTTCTGCCCCAAGTTCCAAAGGCCCGAGCTGCTCCATCGGCGGAGGCTCTACAGTCTGAGGTTCCGGCGCAAGTTCCGGAGGCATTCCGGGGGGTATGTTCGCAAGTTGTTCGTTCCAAACCTGCGACTGCAACTCCTGGTGCTGCATTTGCTGAAACAGGAGTTCCTGTTGCCGCTGCATCTGGCATTGCGGACAACCCGCGCCGATTAGCTCTTCAGCCTCGGTGAAGAAACAGGTCTCACAATGCGAGCGTTTCGCACCCGCACTAGGATCCCAATAGAGGTGGAGATAGGCGTTACCTGCCCAGGGTAGGAACTCACAGGCTTCTTGATACTTAAGATCGAGCTCTTCCTTACGGCGGATGTATTGAAGCAGAGCATCGGCAACTTGCGCGCCGTGAGTGTCTTCGAAGTCGTTTGAGGGCGGAACAACGCGCACAGATGGAATCGTCCGTGTGAGTTTCCCAACAAGCGATCGCGCGGTAGGTCGTAACGAATTCTTGACACTTCTAAGGCGCTTGGAATCTTCGGCGGTGAGTCGGATGAGCTCGCCACTCGCCTTATGAACAATAAGTTGTTCGCCCTTCAGGTAGAGCCTGAAGAGGTCCCAAGCGCGGTCAAACTCAGAGCGGTGTTCAGAGGAACGGCGAAAGAGTTCCTGGATCTGACCTAGGAGAACCTTGTCTTGCTCCGGACTTCGGTAGGGCTCGGCGGGGGAATGACCATCCACGATCCCCGTAGGATCTGGACTCAATCGAGATTCTGCCATTTTTACTACTTAATAACCAGAACCGCCGATATTTGACTTGTTCATTTGCGCGACTCGATCCTGGAAGCGTTGGGTTGCCGAGGAACGTTCCTGAGCGCGCTGGAGCATGAGGTCTTGCATATCTTGCCGGAGACCTTCATTTTCGAGAGGGTTAGATTCAGGACTATTTAGAGCGTTGTTACCCTGCGGAGCAGCGCCCATAGTATCACCGTAAACACCGCCGGACCCCCCGTAATAACTCGAGAGTGGAACCCCTCCGTCACCGGAATACTCAGCTTCGCAATCTACCGCGTCCCCGGGTTGACCCAGACCGATGATGTCGTCAATTTGGAGACGTCCGACATAGGTGTCAGCCTCGGAAGTTAGGGCGTTAAAAGCGCCGGAGTAGGGGGTCTGAGGCGGCGGTTGCTCTGAATACATATCTCCGCCAAAAACATCTTCTTCAAACATATTACAAAGCCTCTAATTCACTCTCATCAAACATACGGCCGTCAATAGTGTGCATCATGCGCGATTCCGACTTCTTGCCGTTATTTTTCTTATCGATCTTGTTGAGTTCGTCGCGCAGCATTTGAGAGTTTACGTCTGACTGCGCCCGTAGATTTGCCACCTCTACGGCTTCGACCAAGGTGCGTGCCTGGATTCGATCCATAGCCTCAACAATAACGGATCTGACTCTCTCTGCGGCTTCAAGATGCGCGACCTGTTGCGCTTTCAGACTTTCGGAGGCAATTTTATGCGCCCTATCAACGCTCCACACCAATGCGCCAATCGCAACACCACAAATCGCGCCTAAAACAACGACTTCCACGCCCTACTCCTGAGGTCCCATATAATCGCCCGGGTCTACTCTCTTCGTGATTCGATCCAATTCTTGTTTCCAGGCTGGAAGTGGGGCGGGGGAAGCCGCTTTTGCATCGGCTTGGAAATCAAAGACGGGAGTTGAGACCGCTATGGATGCGGCAATTACCAAGCTCATAACGCGATCGTCGCGACTTCCGCCCGCGCCCTCAAACCTAGGTGTTACCAACCGAACACCGTCTTTACCTGTATTCTCCTGAGTAAAGGACAGCATTTCGTCTATTGTATCACGGTCCGGTATCTCTATACAACGGTCGCGCACAAACTGCTGAAGTGCGGCTACCATAAATGGCTTCGTATTAGCGTTGGTATCTACACCAAACCGCGCATCTTCTGCGAACTCTGCGTAAACGCGCTTGCCGACTTCGCGATAGATATTCCAATACCCTAACTGTTTCAAACGAAGCACTACAGTGTCACCGAAACCGCCAGTAAGTTCCACGACAGTCAGCGCAGATCCGTACCAAATCGCCAGCTTAAATACTTCGTCTGCGTACTCAAACCCGTTCAACCAACCGTAATATTGCGCAACAAGACGGAGACAGAGCTTGCGATTATGAGACTCCAACTTTAAGATCGAACAACAACTTGCATCGCGGCCGGTCAAACCCCGGGCAGAGTCTACTGCGGCGATGTACTGACCGTTAGGGTCGGGGGCCTCCCAAACCCGGAGACCAGTCCAACTCTTCGGTGCAATAGAAAACGCCGCTTGATTCACCTCGAGCTGGGTGTCGTTGGCGAGGTCTTCGAGGGGGACTTTAGAGACGAGCGATATATACTTTGGATCCCTTGCGAGTTTTCTCATCTCGGCGAGAACGAAGGGGTCGAAGACGGGGGAATCTGTGGTTGGCGCGGGTTTGCCGTAGATACGGGCGCGGATTTTCATCTCGTCCCAACCCGCCATGATTGACGCAATCTCGGTTTTTTGGACAATACCCGCGTCAATCATACTGATTTCGTGAAGCGAGATGAGAGGGCCGCTGTCGGGGTCTTCAGGATCGCGGATGTTCAGCGCAGGATTTTCTTCCACTACCGAGGCAACACGAACGTTTTCCCACATGAGAGGCCCAAACAGCGGACTCCCCGTGATAATCATCGAGGCGTTACGAACCGCCTCATTTCCTGCGAGACGGACCTTGCCTGCGTCGTACCACCCCTCCTCTACATGCTCGTCGATATGGCCGAGTACGTAGGCGGCGCCTTCGATTTGTGCCCACCCAACCTCATCGGAAAAGAGCGTGATTGACGTCTTATCGTGCTTACAGGAGCCGCCTTTACCTTCCGCCGCGCAGTTGCGACAGCACAAGGTAATGATATGCTTGCGATCATCGTAGTGATTGAACCACTTGCCTCCCATGGGAAACATCGGACTCACCGGGTTACCGGGTTCACCCTCAAACATCTTGCGCTCAAAGACGTTTGGCGCATATTTGCTGTATTCGAGACCAACTAAGAATGTATGACCGCGCGGGGCTTTTCTGTACGGATGATATCCGGTGGTGAAGAAGTAGTGTTCCGCATATCCCGATTGTGTCTTGCTTGTTCGATTCCCTGCGCGAAAGTAGCGAACGAAGGCAGGTGAGGAATGAAACTCATAACTCACCTTGTGCTTCGGCCGATAAATAATCATCGGGTCAGCTTCATACTGACGCTCGAAGTCATCGTAGAGCTTACGCCAGGAGACTGCGAATTCTTTTAGCTTCGGATAGGCTTCGCGTTCCCCCCGTGTTAAATCGCGGACAACACTCGCAACAAACTCGGCATATTGCGCGAAATTATCGAGCCCTAATTCGGCCGTGGGTCGATAGTTGCGATTACCGAGGATGAAGTCGGCGTATTGAATTGCTTCTGAGGGAGTCAGCGGGAAATACTTCTAGAGCTCGTGGGGGAGGGGAGTGACTTCAGGCGCGTAGGTCGGATCAAGCGCGCGAACGATTTCTTCGATACTCTGCCGATCGAGCATCACGCCCTGGAAGGAGGGGTGTTTGAGGTAGCCTTTGAGGGTTTTTAGACGGGAGGTAAGGATGGATTTAGACATCTTCTACATCCCTAAGAATTGCGTCGGTTTCTTCTTGAAAAAGTTTGGCAAGTTCAACCTGACGCTCATTGAAAATTTCCGCCTCAGCATCTCGTTCGCAAAACAGGCAGGAACAACCAACAAGAGTCTTGAGAAGGTTGTGGGGGATACCGCCGAACTTGAACCTTGCGTAGGTTTCGGCTTCCGTTGCAGAATCAAGCCGGGGTTTCATACCCTCGAATATCTGGTTCGCCTGACACCAAGCGCCATTACAATCTAGCTTTCGGCAGATTTTACAGAAATCCCAGACAGGCATTAAAACGGTTCCTCTTCTTCCCCACACCAGTAACAAAACCGACCTTCACGGCCGGGAATTCTCACAAATTGATAACACTTATGAACGCGCTTATCCCCGAAGATTGCGTTCCAATTTTTGTCGTATTCTTCGCGATCGTCGATTTTGCGGGGGTTATCTCCTTTTCCATTCATCGACATACCTGTATAAACTAGGTTTTCATTACTTATATTGCAGTACGGGAGGGTGAGCTCTTTGTTAATTAAAAGGCCGTCACTGATATCCATGGAGCAATTTTTACAGGTCCAACAAGGTGCAAAATTGGAACGTTCAAGATCGTGCCCAAAATCAGCTTTGATACTCTGGATTGTCGCCAAGATTCCTCCTTGCTCCTTCGGCTCCGCAAACCTTAGTTTAGAGGTCTCCGTCAGACGCCCCGATAGTCGGATAAAGCCCGGCTTGTCGCGACGATTTTTCGTACTTCAACCTTAGCCAGTCTTCGATATGCCAACCAAACCAGAACAGCTTACGTCGAAAACTACTAACCGAACCGTTAGCGGTGAACTGGTTGATACGCTCGTTAAAGATAATTCGGCTCCAGAGCATCAAGAGCGATCTATATATCTGCTGCTTCATCGATCTTAACTCCTTCAACAGAATCTACTTCTTCTCTGTCGGTTTCCGCCGAATGTTGACGCTCCATCCTCCGTTGTAAACCTGGATATCGACGTAAATTTCATCACCGTTACCCTGACCTAGAGCTGCAAGAACGGTCTTGATGCTTTCAATATCCTCAACAAGAGTATCCGACTTCATGTTTTCTCCGTGTTATAGACGCTAACTGCGCCTTCGACTAATATAAGACACCTTGGGCATTTTAGCTTGAATGTCATAAATGGTGCTAATTTATGCCCACAATTCGGGCACAAACCAGTTGCTCGTATCTCTGCGATAGTATCGGGTCGCTTAAGTTCCGAGATAGCTGATTTCGACTTCTGCACTGTCGGTGATTGCCTGGAGCTTTAGATCGGATCCTACAACAACAGAATTTACCATCGCTACCTGGGCGGGGCCGATCGGGATGGTAATATCGCGCCGTGAGACAATAGTCGGCGTTCCTGCGTCATCGGCGTCAAGAGTCAGAGAGACAGTTTCAGCGAGAGTTAGTGTTCCTGCGGCAACAGCCTGAACGAAGAAGGACCCGGTGTTACCTGCCTCAGACGTATCACTGACTACCGCGATGTCACCCGCCGCAAAGTAGAGCGAAGAGACAAAGGTGGAGTCATCGTCGGTGATGGTACATGGTGCACTTGCCGTGAACCCCAACTTATCGGCGCTGAACGTCTTGCTTGCCTTCTGAATCCGCACGGTTGCCAAGACCGTGTAGGTCGAGCTCAAGTTCTCGATCGCCAGTAGTGTATTAGAGGCTAGGTGTGAGAGCCCGTAAGTCTGCTCCGTAGTTGTCGCCTCGTAAATATCACCCAGGCGAACTTCGTCGGGAGTCTCATCAACCGCAATATCGTGGTTTTTCGCCTTGGCGTAATCAGAGGTATCAGAGACCTGTATCGAGGCATTCAAACGCGCGTATCTACTCATTTATTTACTTAGGTTCCTCTTCATACTTCTTAGGAGTTCTGCCGGGCTTGCGCTTGGTGTTTTCGGCCTTTTGATCGGCCGTAGTAGTCCAAGGCTTATCGTTTCCAAATTGTAGCATAATGTCGACGTAGTTGTCATCCGAATCACTGAGAGATCCATCCAAAGATGAACTCTTTGTCCCTGTGACTCCCTTACCGGCATGAAGCCCATAAACGCGGGATTCCAACTCAAGCCACTTCGCCGCCTTAGGATCCATGATGATCGTTCCGTAGCGGATTCCTTCGAGCCACGCTTTAAGAGCCTCTGCGCGGTCTCCATCGGTAATATTCGGCAGCAGTCGGACGTCCTGAGGATCCCAACCCAGGTTTTTCAGGGCATCAATTGTCGCCTTGTCAAGGCCATGATGCGGCAATTTCTTGGGTCGCATGGCTGGAGGTACTTCGGGCCAATCAAGTTGGTTTTGAACCCTACTTCCAGCCGATTCTTGTTTGTTTTTCATTAGTTATACCTTGGCTGGAAGACTGGAGGATGAAACGGGGCAAAAGTCACGTTAGTATACAAGAAGGGGGTATGCATACTGAGAGGGAATATTGAAATCATCTTCCAGTCTTCCAGCCTACCTTATTTCTGTTTAATTTCATGGTGTTATGGCTGGAGGTAGGATCGACAAACATCCAGCCTATCTTCCAGCCGAGCCTAGTCCTTCGAGATGTCGATTGGGATGTTAAACCCGATTATCATATTGTAATAATTAGCTTCTTCGAGTTTTATCTTACGGAATCCCATTTTCTTAAGTGCGGCTCCGAACTCAATATGACTCACCGAAACCTGCTTATTTCGCTTGCACCAGGTCTCGTAATCATTGAACAATTTTTGCCCAGATGTCCAGTTTTTGCGATACCACGGTGCGTCAGGACCAAGCTCGCCGAAACCCTCCCGATCATCAGGTGCCTTATCTGTTGGTCGTTGAGAGGCCCAATCACCAACGGATTCTCCCATAGCCTTACCGCGCCAGGATTCGATTACAGCCGCGCTAGACGCCGGGGGTAGGTAGTGACCCCTCTTAACCAACTCCGCAGCTCCTGACAAAGCCCAGGCGGCAATAGCGGCCTTTTCTGGGGTGACTTCGCTGATAATCTCCGGCCTTGTCCTCCCACTATTCGACAGGTCTTGCTTGAATTCGATGACAATCATTCGCCGCCAAAAACCCGCAGAGGTATCATCAACCTTCGGGAGGGTATTACACGCGAAGATGTGACCCGCCTGAGGTCGAAATCGGATAGGTTCGCAATGAGGCTTTCTCCCGATGATGCTCTCACCCGAGACTATTGCCTTGAACTTCTCGGAACTCGCAATCGTGCTTGAAGGCATCTCGGTCGTAGTGTTAAGCAATTTACCGTCTAACATCGCGATGTAGTACTCACTTCGCAGGTCTTGCGGGGATATCCCACTAAGCGCATCAGGTGGGAATAGCGACGTGATTATGTCGATGAGCAAACTTTTACCGTTTGCGCCAATTCCGTGAAACACCAGACAGCAGTCATAACGCGGTTGAATCCCCAACAAGCAGGCGCCGATGAACTCCCGGATGAGCTCGATCTTAACTGTGCTTTCGTCATCACCCTCGAAATCCTTCGCAAGGACGGAGAGAAACTTCTCCGGGGTCTCCTGATGTTCACCGAAGGCGAAGCCTAACTTCGATCTGAGTCTGAAACTTGGGGCGTGAGGGACCTTCACCAGCTCCTTCCGGTCCATATCGAGGGTTACGACGCAATCCTCGAAAACTACCCCAGAGCTTGGTATGTTAAAAAAGCCAACCCGTAGAAGGTCGGAATCATGTAGGATACAGTCGAGAATCGCGCGGGCCTTCTTCGCAGTCATGGTGACTTTCTTAGGTCCGTTCTTATCGCGCTTTGTGAGGGGTCTTCCTCGGAGTTCCAAGATCGCCCCATGAATCAAATCCCGGGGGCACTCACTCCAGATCCCAAAATGAGAAGACGACGGATCTGCGCAATAAAAGAAGACACGGCCGGAATCCACCCGTATCGGCGCATCACCTGCGCAAATCCTGAGGGTCTCCGCGACTTTCTTCGCTAGATAAGGCTCATCCCCAGCAGATAAAGAGATTTCGTTACGAAACCTCCTTTTCGACTCCTCGATAATGCGATATATGTAGTCGGGAAGGCCGGTGTTCTCATTCGTACTCGTGGTGATACTCATGCGAAAAAAATGTCTCTCCTCTGCTCGTAGTATAGCACCGAAAGGTGTGATGAGGAAAGATGACCTAGATAGTGCGGCGCCTAGCCGCACGCCTAAGGCCACCCCATGGCACCTAAAGAATCGAGAGGGGAGGAGAAAAAGATCCGATTCGTATCTTTCGCCCGTGCCTCCTACAATAAGTACGATTAAGATGCAGCGCAGTAGATAG